TTTATCAAACCCGACGAGCGCCTTATCCTTCAGCGTCAACCTGACAACCCATACGACATTAACGCTATTCAGGTTATCCATCCAGAGTCTGAGGAATTTATCGGCTTTGTTAATAAAGCTATGGCCGCGGAGTTGGCGATGGAACTCGATGATAAAGTTCCTTACGAGTGCGTTGTAATCCACAACAACGGCTGGAAAGAATTTCATATCATCATTAGAACTGAAGATGATTGCATCGAACCGGAAGCTTATCCACAACCGATAATATCCCGTCTTGATGATGAAATTCCTTTCTAATGCGCGACATACTCTATGAAGCTCTCGCTACCGAAAACGGGCTTATCATAGAGTGCGATCAGCCGCTTACACTTCGCGGCAAACTCTACGCAGAGCGAAGGAATGATCCGGACTTACAGCTTCTTTCCTTCGTTCTGTCTCCCGACAAACCAGAGTCTGAACTTTGGATAGTCAAACGTAAAGGTGAATTCGATGCCGAAAGCTGATATTGAAGCCTTAACCAGACATAACTTACATCTTTATTCCGGCGATTATAAGCGACTTCGCGATAACTATCCGGACATTGGGGCCGCAGTTGTTGTGCGTAAATTAGTCCGATCACACCTTAATAAACTTGAACCCGCCGTGGACTTAACAAAAATTAAAGGAGCTGAAATTGACTGACCTTTCCGTACAGCCAACCCTCGCACAGTTATTTTCAAAAGACCCAAACAAATATACCTTACAAGATCGCCGTGCATTAATCGCGGCTTATCGTGAACGCCGTAAACAATTTAACCTCGGACAACTTCAAGCTGGCTCAGCCAAAGCACCATCCGCAAAAACGCTGGCCGTAATGAAAGAAGTCAAAGCCGACATATCCCTCGATCTTTAAGGAGGCCACCTTGACCACATTAATAAATACAGTTCCGGTTCCACCCGAGCCGTTGAAAATAGACTCCCACTTCCGAGACGGGGTGCAGTTTGCTTGGGACTCTACTTCCCTCAAATGGGCGCAAACTTGCCAGCAGTATTATAAATATAAAATGATTGACTGTTGGGAAGCGCCGACCAAATCCCCTCACCTTCTTTTCGGTGGCTGGTACGCAACAGCCCTCGAACATTTTTACAAGCATCGAGCTCTCGGTATGGAATACGAGGAAGCCGTAGAGTCCGTTGTTATGGAAGCTATGATTTCAACCTGGGAGTACAAACATGACACGGACGGCGCTCCTATACTCGACGAAGCTGGGAACCATGTTGGTGAAGGATGGAAGTCCTTTGATACAAACAAAACACGAGAGAACCTTATACGGACGATCATATGGTATCTCGAGTTTTTCAAAGGGGAGTCCCTCGATACCGTTATCCTTGCAAATGGAAAACCTGCTGTTGAACACAGCTTTACATTGGCAGTTGACAACGGAATTATACTCTCCGGGCACCTCGATCGTCTCGTTGATTATTCGGGCGACTACTACATCATGGATCAAAAGACAACCGGGTCTACTATCACCCCAAGGTTTTTTGAGGGATTTGACCCGGACACTCAAATGTCATTGTATTCATTCGCAGGGAAAGCTATATTTGACATACCTATCAAGGGGGTCATTATTGATGGCGCTCAGATTGCTGTTGGGTTCTCAAGGTTTGAACGGGGTTACTCATTTAGAACTGAAGATCAACTTAACGAGTGGTACGAAGATGTACTTTCAGACATAGAACGAACACAAGAGAATACTCGTAATAATCACTTCCCAAAAAACCCCGCCGCGTGTGGCAATTATGGCGGTTGCGAGTTCCGGTCAATTTGTTCCAAGTCCCCCGGCGTTCGCAACATATTTCTCAACGGTGCCTTCGTAAAGCGTAAACAATGGAACCCCCTCGAACGGAGATAATCATGAAATATATTATAGTTCTTTTCTTCCTTCACCCAGGCCAGACTTGGGAAGCCGGACCAATCGACAAGGTAATTTATGACAACTACGCCTCTTGCCGTCTTGACGCTGATAAAATGCTCGGCACATTTTACGATAAGACGCTTGTCATTCCAAGTTGCATGGAGGCCGGACCAGATGCCTAAAGCCAGCGAACATCATTCATCTAAAATTGTCAAGCTCCTTTACATCGGAGACTCCGGAACAGGAAAAACCGGGTCCCTCGCTTCTCTTGTTGCTGACGGTTACAAACTCCGTATCCTCGATCTCGATAATGGCATCGACCCTTTGATCGCCTTTGTCCGTCGAGACTCGCCCGCCAATCTCGATAACATTGAGTACGAAACGCGGCGTGACAAGTACAAAGGAACCGCTTCCGGCCCGATTGTTTCCGGCCAGCCGAGAGCGTTTGTTGACTCCCTCTCCCTTATGACAAAATGGACAAGCGAGCCTTCCGATCCGTCCTCGTGGGGAGAGGATACAATTTTTGTCCTTGACTCCCTTACAGCTATGGGGCGCAACGCTTTGGATTGGGCAACCGGCATGGCACCTATGGCAAAAGACCCTCGTAATTGGTATTTTACCGCACAAAAAGCTGTGGAAAACGTAATAGCTATGTTAACTTCCGAGGGATTTAATTGTAACGTTATCGTGATTACCCACGTACAATTTAAGGAACTTCCAGATGGCACGACCCGAGGTTATGCTAACGCAGTCGGTTCCGCCCTCGGCCCGATCATTCCAAAATATTTCAACTCAGTAGTTCTCGCCCAATCGCAGGGGAGCGGTAAGAATGTCAAACGGACAATTCAAACCGTGCCAACTGCGTTTATCGACCTTAAAAACCCAGCGCCTTTTAAGATCGATCAAATACTACCGCTGGAAACTGGACTATCAACTTTGTTCAAAACGTTAAAGGATAAAACATAATGGTTATGAATTTTCAAGAAGCTGCAAAACTTAAAACCGCTGACATAGAACGCCCGAAGCTGGTTCCAATCGGAACTTATCGAGCGGTTGTAAAGAAAGTTCCTGTTACAGAAACAATTGGTGATGGCAGGTTTGATACTTGCGATTTCATGTTGGGACTGCTCGAAGCACAGGAAGATGTAAGTCAGGACGAATTGAAAGATTTCGGTGGGCTTACTGCAAATACACTGATGCGGTATAGGTTTATGTTCAACAAGGAAGATCAAGCTTTGTTTGACCGCAGCCTCTACAATTTGAAAAGGTTCCTTGAGGAGCATTTGAAAGTTGCCGCCGGAGATAACGTTCAGCTTTCCGAAGCTTTGAATAACTCCGTTAACCAACAGTGCATGGTGTTCGTCAAGTGGCGTGCTGACAAGAACGATACTGAAATTCAGTACGCAGAGATTGCCAAGACCGCTCCTTTGGAGTAAGGTTTTATTGGCATAATCCCCCCGGTCGTAGCTTGGTAATGCGTTTGCTGTGACCGGGGTTTTTAATTCAGAGGAGACAACTACTAATGACAAGCGGCAAGTTCGAGTCATACCCTATAGACAGCATTTGGGTTAAACGAGAAACACGGCAGCGTAAGGAGTTGACAGGTATAACCGAACTTGCCGAGTCTATTTCTAAACTCGGCCTCATCAATCCGATAACAATTAAACTGGACGGTGAATTAAAGGCGGGTGAACGCCGATGGACAGCGGTTAAAAAACTCGGTTGGGATAACATCAACGTTCAGTTTATTGAGGATATGAACGAGTCCGATTTGAAGCTTCTCGAACTTGATGAAAACATTCGTCGAGTAGATTTACCGTGGCAAGATCAGTGTTTGGCCATTGAAGAATATCACTCTTTGCGCGGAGCAGAGACACCCGACTGGACAATTATCGCAACCGCAGAAGCGCTTGGAATTGACCGGCAAGAGGTCGCGCGGAAAATTTCCGTTGCTAAAGAACTTCATGCCGGTAACGCCCGCGTCGCAGAAGCGCCTCGTTACACAGTTGCTCGCGGTATCGTGATGCGTGAACAAGAGCGTAAAGAAACTTCACAGCTTTCGAAGGCTGAGGAAATCATAACTGGGGCACCCATTGAAAAGAAAAAAATACCCCTTCTTAATGAGTCTTTTATCGAATGGCAAAAAACTTATAGCGGAAACAAATTCAACTTCATTCATTGCGATTTTCCTTACGGAGTTCAAGCCGACAAACACGATCAAGGTGCTGCGAGTTCTTTTGGAAGTTATGCTGACGGGCCGGAAGTTTATTACAACCTCTTATCAGCTCTTTCAGCTTCAATG